AGTTGCTGAGGGAGTTAAAGATGCATATACAGAACTGTCTGTAAAACTGCCATCACTCGCTTTTGATGTAGCACTTTCTGTCCCTGTAAATGTAGTCGTAACAATTTGACCAATTTTACCAAACCCTGATGTTCCTGCTATTCCTATTGTACTAAGTGCCATGTTTACTCCTTAACAATGTAGACTACATGGTACAATGTAGCTTCCATCTGAATATGTTTCTATTTTAGTTGTTGATAATACTTTGGCAACAGTTGATGACCTCATAATATCATCAGCTTGTACTTTACCTGTGCCATCTCCTTTTGATTGTATTAAGTCTCCTTTTGAAACTGTTTCGTCTTTGTGTATTCTAATTACATAAGAGCCTGTTTGTGCGACAAGCATATCATTAACTGTATCATCATCATTATCCCAAGTTACAAATAAACCATATACTAATTTGGATGCTTCTGTATCTGAAACTTTTGCTTTTGTATGTTTGATGTCATCTTCTTTGACTAAGGTTCCTGTAAAATCTGTGCCATCTATTGTAACTGTATGGCTGTCACCTACATTTTTACCATCTGGTAGTAAGCCAACATAATGATATTTATTAACTTTATCATCCACATAATTCAATCCATACCAATCACACATTTCATCTAATGATTCCATGATTGTTCCACGAAGAATAGTTGGTTTAGAATTATCTGCTAATCTTGACCAGTGAGTTCCTGTAAAACCACTATAAGAAACTGTTGAACCAGAAACAACTATATAACCTTCATTTGTACCATCTTGATAAAAACCAACTATAGTGCCATCAGCACCTTTTCTATTTAAATATAAAACATCTGAATTGTTTGCAGAAAAATGACTAATTCCGTTTGGGTCAAAGTAGCATCCTGTATTATCTATAGAAGCACTAGTTTTACCAACAACAAGGTGACCAGAAGCATCTATTACCACACGGTCTGTATTTGCAGTTCTAAAATACATAGGTGCAGATTCATATTGATTTATGTAAACATCACTTCCAGTTGCTTGAATTAATAATCCATCAGTGCTACCACTGCCAGTTGTAGAGTTTTGAATTCTTAAATCGGAAGTACCACTAGCAGATATAAGATGTACATTATTTCTAGCGGTAAATGTGTCAGTGGTCATTGTGAATTTGTCACTTCCCCCAACTTTAAAATCTATCTGGTCATCAGTATCAGCAGTTATAGAAGTATCTGCATCAGCATCAAGAATTAACTCTTGTCCGTTTACATCTAAAGTTCCGGGTGTTACTAAATTACCAGTAAGTTTATCACTATTTACACTAGCATCAGGGGGATTAATTGTTCCTACTGCTTTTGCTTGATGTACTACATAAATGTTATTTGTACCACTAGGAGGTGCGGCAGCAAATGTTAATGTAGTGCCTGATAAACTATACGCAGAGTTTGGGTCCTGTCTAACATTTTCTACAAAGACTTCTATGTCTAGTGTAGAACTTGGAGCAACATCTAATGTAAATTCAGTTTCACTGCCATCACCATTAAACCTTTTTCCTTGTAAAGATTGAAACTGATTGGTTGTATCTATAGGTGTACCAAGATATGCCATTCTAGGTTATCTCCATAATTGATAAAGCTATATCTGCAGCACCTGAAGCTGTTAACGAAAGTGTGTCAGTTGTTTCCATAACTACTTTATTACCAGACAATAATTCAAGTGTACCACCTACAGGAATAGGTGCATTAGTTACTAACTCAACTGTTTGATTAGCTTCGTTGTTTGCGCCTGCTCTGTTGGAAGTATCTGAACCTAAACTTACTGTTGCGGTAATTTGTGTTGTAGTTGTATTACCTACCATGATTCCAAGAACTACAGTTGTTGTAGAACTTGCTACGGTATAGATAACGTCAGCACTTGTTACACCTGCTTTTGTTACTACTTTAAAAGTATTGGCCATTTACCCTCCTATCCTAATGCAATAGCTAATGCTGTTGGATCTTCGGTTGAAAATCCAGCACTAGATAAATATGTTTTTACGTCTGATAAAGCAACTTGCTTCATCGTTCCTGCATCATTAGTGACCACCCTGTCAGCATCTACTAAAGTTGTTGATGAAGCAGCAGTATCACCGTCCATGATATTTAATTCTGTAGCTGTGGTAGTCACACCATCAAGTATATTTAATTCAGCGGTTGTTGAAGTTACACCATCTAAAATATTTAATTCAGATGCTGTTGATGTAACGCCGTCTAAAATATTCAATTCAGCAGTTGTTGCGGTTACGCCGTCTAATAAGTTTACTTCTGTGGCTGTGGCGGTAATAGCTACGTCTTCATTTAATTTTGGTGAAGTTAATGTTTTATTAGTTAAAGTTTGAGTAGCACTTGCTCCCACCAATTCTTGATCACTACCATCTGGAAGTGTTAGGGTGTTTGTAGCACCTGCAGAGTGAGGCTGTGCTTGTAATTTTTGTGCGTGAGCATTACCTGACTCACAATAAAGTTTTAATTGAGCTCTAGAACCACTGTTAGTTTTTAAATCAATTACACCACCAGAAACTGTAAGGTCGTCTCCAACTGTGAAGTCTCCGTTTGTAGTTAATCCTGTATCGGCGACGTGTGTAATATTAATATCAGAGTCTGCACCAAATTTTAAAATAGCTGAGTCTGATCCTAAAATTAAATCATTAGGTAAAGTTACGTCAGAGCTGCCATCTTCATGCACTGCTTTACTAGCAGGCATTGTACAAAACACATCTTTTGTACCAGCGCTAAAATCAACAGCACTATCACTATTCGAGCTAGATATAATTGTAGTTCGAGCAAGAGTGTCCGGAGAGGCATCTGTTATGGTGCCTAAACCAATTTCAAATTCTGCATTGCTTCTGTGAACAATAGCATAGTAAGTAGTATTACTATTTCCTATGCCTGCTACAAAAGTTTCAAAATTAGTTTGTGCTCCACCTAAACTAATTGTACCTGTGCCGGTTGTAGTGGTAGTTTCTTTAACTCTGTCGTTTAAAACTAAAGCCATAGCCTATTATGCAATCCTTATTATAGCTGTTGATGCTCCTGCTGCAGGGAACTGAATAGTAAAGTCTCCGTTAGTAGCAGTTTTAGTTCCTCCAAAGTCTAGCACAACTACAAGCTTATCACTGTTCGTATCGTTATAAATAACAGCACCTACTGCTGATAAAGTCACTGATGAAAAAACTTCATCCGCAAAATCAACAAGAGCTGTGTTACTTGCAACTGAAACGGCCTGACTATCTAATGCATTTCCACCAGCAGAATAATTAGTACCAGAAGAAGAAACTTCATTAGTGGTAGAATATGTAGTGCTTGATGTGGAATATCCAGAGATGTCTGTATATAAAGCTATCTTAAAAGTATTGCCACCGTTGGCAAAGTTATGTGTGCCAGATAAGAGTTCTGATTTGAATGCATCTGGTATTATGTTAGCCATTTATAGTCTCCTTATTTCATTTTCGGTTGTGGTGATTGTATGTCCAAACGAATCGCACCACTAGTGTATTCGTCTCTGCGTCTTCGGCCTTGTTGTTCTGCCGCAAACGTTTGAAGCCCCTCTTGATAAGATGCCTCGTACATTTGTACCATATTATCTGGCCCTTTCAAGTATTTTAGGGTTTCAACCATGCATCCATAAATTAACATATCTTGAAAATTATTAGATATGTAGGTGGTGCTAGAGTCAGATGTAGTTATAGTATCTGGTTGTTTTATATAAGCTAGAGTTATCCTATAAGCTGCATCGGGCGTTGGAGCCACAACCCAGTTATCAGAGTCCCAATGAGCGTAATATCTTGGGGTTGCATAATCACTAGAGTTATCCGGATCAGGAAAATACTCTGCTAAAAAAGAAGTATCGACTTGCTCTAAGAAAAACTGATCAGAAGTTGTAGGATTTGTTAACTGAACATACCTAATAATTCTAGTATCAGAGGGCACAGTTACAAATCTATTACCTATTGTTAAATCTGAATTTGCATAAAATTTTGTATCATCAGAATCCACAGCTCTAAA